CGGTTACGTGGCCCCCAACTTCCGCAGGTGCAACGTCGCCATGTCCTCGATCAACTGATTCAACGCAACGGTCACCGTGTTCACCTGCGTGCTCGTGATCGACGACGAGGACGTTGTGGCGACCTGAGCCGTTCCGGTCGGCTGAGGGATAGGATGAGATCCATAAGCGTTGGGATCGATTATTTTGACACCCATAGCACTTCTCCTTATTTACCGGTCTTTACCGATCCGGCTTCAAGCTCAGCAATCCTTGCCTGAGCTGCTTTGAGTTCGTTTGCAATCGCTTCGGTTTTGCTGATCCCGCCACGGTGTTTCCTTGGGATAAGCTTCCCGTCCACAATCGATCCGGAAGGCACTGAAGTTCCGGCGGGCACTTCAACGACCGCACCTTTTTTGTAGTAGGTCTTGTTGTGCCACCAGGGATCGTTAAGAACTACTTTCATGCGGCCCCCTCTTTAAACGGCCCTGGCAGGTTCGGAGCCGATCCAGGCGTAGATCGTCCCGGTTGTGAAATCCTCGGTGCCGACCGTGTACGTGAGCTTATTGTACCGGCTGAGACCCAGCGGCAGCGCCATGGAGAGGAGAATGGCTCCAGCCGTGCAACTCGCTTCGGCAATCGCCGCCGTGGTGTAGACGGTCGTAAACGTGGTGTCATCGGTGGACGTGGCGAGGATGATTGTCAGTGTTGCCGCCTCACCCGCAGAGTCAAGCGCCGTGCCGACAGTGACATTGAGCCACAGCGGTCGACCGTCCGACAGTTCGGGGGCGGCGCGCACGGCACCAAACGCATCCTTACCAGCCCCGAAATCCAGATGGTTCTCGGAATCGGCCGTTGCGGTCAGCACCTGAGCGTCGCTAAATCTGGTCAACGCATCAATAATACTCATTTCTTTTCCTCCTTAGACAACGGCGTCTTCCGTGTCGAGAATGTTATCGCACCTGCGAACGGGAACGCCCTTGAAGGCAAGCACGGGGCCGGGAGCAAGGCCGTCCATCATGCTGAAGTTGATGTTGGACTTGTCCTTCAGCCGGATTTCCATCTGAGTCATGACCGTAGGATTCACGTAGATCCCGGACCCGGACCAGTCATCGTCCATCAAATTCATCAACTCAATCAGGTAATCCTCATCGAACGTGTTGGTGGTTCCCGTCGTCTCAATATTGCAGAGCCGCCCGATGCACTTCGGGTTTTCGACCACCAGCCCGCCGTGGACCTTGAACCAGTCGCGATATGCCTGGAACTTCTTCCCGGAAGGGGTAATGGCAGTAACGACTCCGAGATCTTGGTGGTAAACACTGGACTGAGAACCACGCGGATAACCGCACCATGCACGACCTTCACCCCACTGCCCCACGTAGACGCTCGTAAGGTCCGATCCGGTCCCGCCCGCTCCAATCACGTTTGTCTGCGACAGAGCGTCGAGACGGACGGCAAACCCGTTGAAGGAAAGCGGGTTGGTTCCGTTGTTGCCGTAGAAAATATTCGTGATGAAACTTTTCGCCAGCCCTCGGATGAAACGCTGCGCTCTTCCATTCCTGAACGCAGTGGGATTCGGGGAACTGTCCACCGCCGCCATATCCGACTCGCAGTATGTCTCAAGCATGCTGAGAACGTCCCTGATATTGTCGGTCTGAGGGCTTTCGACCCCGACACCATCGTTGAGTGCCCGGAGTTCGCCTTCCGGCTCGCTGAATTCCTGTGCGCTCAGATGGGAGAAAACGTCATTGGCCTCGAACCAGGGCATATCATCCCAGATTCGATTGATCCTCGTAAGGATCTCGGCGACCCTGTGAAGCTGACCATTCGGAGCAATGTTTTTGTTCAGCTCCAACAGGGTCAACATATTGTTCTGTGCAATCGTAGGCATTTTTACTTTCTCCTTCGTCTGTCATCCCGACAGTCATCAGAGACATATTGTTTTGACTATGTATCCTTCCGCATCGAGGGGAAATCCAGCTGCGGGATACCTCCTCGCGTGCGTTCCATTGCCGAAGTTCCCCCCGAGGGCTTTGCGCCAACGGGCATTGTATCGTCGCTCATCTTCATTCCGATCCGGTGAAACATGCGGATGACAGGGGCGGCTTTCGTCAGACCAAGGCCGAGCAGAAACTTCTGCTCATCTTCGGTTGCAAACTCCAGAATCGCCTTGTCCGCAACCGCCGTGTTGGCGGAAAACTTATCGCCCCACTCGATCTTGAGCGCGTTTATGGCCTGAGAGTCCTGCTTTGCTACCTCGGCCATGCTCGATTGCTCAAGGGCGATGTAGTTGTCTGCCAGCCCTTGTGCCTGCGCCTGACTCAATCCCTGAGCGTGCGCCCAGGACTTGAAGGCCCCCACGAACTGCTCGTTTACGGGATAGCCGTCAGGCCCCTTAATCTCGTAAGCTTCGGGCTTTTCAGGAACCACGGGCAACTTGCCCAGCGTTTCGAGATGCGCCCTTGCCAGCTTTTCCGCAGAATCGAACCCTTTCAACTGCTCGCTTCCCCTGAGATCTTCGGGAAGCGTTTCGATGAACGATGGTGTTGCCTGACCACTTGCCGGTGCTCCCGCCGCGCTGGTGTCACCCTGTTCCGGTTCGGTTCCGGGAGTGATCGTTACATCCTCACTCATTGTCTTTCTCCTGATAAAGATTCATGGATTCTCTTATCAAACTCAAGTTCCTTCTCCCGCGCCAGTTCCAACTCTACCTCGGCCATCAGCACGGGTATCAGCCCCTTAATCATGAGCACGAACGCCCTTGCACCTTCCTGAAACATACCAAGGCTATTGCCGGTAAACGTGGTGTTGTCCTGGTGGCTTATCAGAAGCATGTGGGCAAGCACCCGTCTGCCTTCCGGAGTTGAGAACGTCTCACGGTAGTCCTGACGTAGAGGCAGAGAGTCGAGCGTCTCCTGCTTCTCCCGTTCTCTCTGAATGCGCTCCCGGTTGGTTTCCATCAGGCACCCATCCCCGCCGCAATTTCAGTCAGAGCGTTCGGATCTTCAGGATTCATCTTCGCCCCCGCGAGGTTCTTAGCCCCCTCGGCAGCGGCCATTGCCATCTGCGCCTGCTCCATAGCCTGTTGTTGTTGTGCCCTTTGCGCCCTGGCCTCCTCAACGGCATCGGTTGACCTAATCAGCTTCGAAGGCACCCCCACAAGGTCGGAGCGTTCACGGAGCGCCTCGTCCAGATCGTAGACATCGAGAATGTCGGGCTTCACCGGGGCGATTGTGAGAACGTACTGTGTCGTGTCGTCAATGGCTCTGACACCCACTTGTTGCTGAGCCTGAGCCAAGAGCGAGATATACTCAATTTTATACTTGGCTTCCCATATCTCTTCCGGAGGCATGGGCAGAGAGTAGATCCAGGGACGCCTGAGCATGGCCGAGGTGACGAAATCGATTATCACGTCCAAGAGTTCGTCTTCTTGCCGCTCGATGAACGGTCCGAGTTGCAACATCTTCTCGCCCATCATCTCGCGTATCTGCGTGGCCGTTACTGGTTCGCCCCGGCTCAGATCCGAGTTGGTGATCATGAGGAACAAGTCGTTGTAGAATCCACCCTTGATGCGCTGCCGGATGGCCTCAGACTTGGCTTCCGCCGCCGCCATGTCCCGTTTGAAATCAAACAGGCGAGAGATTTGCTCCTTAGATCCGTCCGGGTAATAGTTGACTCCACCCGGATTCCTTCGAAGCGCCTGATTTTTCATGGATGCCGGGACCGCCAAGGCTGGGTCAAGCTCCTGATGCTCCGCAATCAGGCACCCCTCTTCCATCTCGTTCAGCATTTTGATGTCGGGGAGCTTCTCCATACCAGGAGACCCGCACCCGTAGTTATCGGAACCGACAAGCAGCCATACCCCGCAGGCAAACGGGAAGGTGTCGTAGCCGGATTCTTTAAGCACATTGTTCTCATTGCTCAGTTCCAGCCACACGGAGCGGTAGGGCTTGTTTGCGCTATCTGAACGCATTACGTTGCGGTCGGTTCTCGGCTCGATAATACTGAGTACTTCAAACTGCGAATACGGACGGTTGTTCTTTATGGCATCCCGAACCTGCTTGCTTACCTTGTCCTCGCCAAAATTTTCAATCAACTGTTTGGAGCTCATGTACATCGGGCGCATAACCGTATCTACTTTGCCCTTGGCGTTCCGGGTCCAGTAGTATTCTCCGAATGTGTGAGTGTTGAATCTGAATCCGCCTTCCGGGAATTCCTCCGTGTAGATACAGGTGTTTGCAAACGATATCGTCTCAGCATACGAGCTGTGCATGGCGGGATAGAAGTTACTGATCCGCAGAACGGATTCACGGCGTTTGCCAAGCAGGTCCATATAGTCTTTGGCCGGACCCCACTCGTTAAGATCATCGTCTTCAAATTTCGTTTTGTGCCAGGATCGAGACGGAGGAGTCAGGCCGGAATACATGCCGTTTGTCGCCACCCGGTGAGCGTCTCCAGGCGTGGAGTCAACGATTTTATCGCCACGAGACCCGTGCATCTTATCGGGCTTGCGGTCGTCCTTATTGAACCGGCCACGAGTAGGAACGATATATTCGCACACGTCCTCAGCTTTGGCGTCGAGCGTTGCTTTTCGCTCTGATTTCAGCACGGCGAAACGGTCCAGCATGTCCCTGGCTTGCGCCTTGTCAATCGCCACTGGCTTCTGGCTCCTCGATAACGATCTTGGCGAATATCGCCCCGACTGGTACGGACACGAGTTCGCCGGGCTGAATCTCCCGGTCGTCTCTTACGCGAATAGGCTGGTGGTACTGATTGGTGAATACGATCTTCATTTCCGGTTGCTCCATCTGTAGCGGTCGTCTCCCGCAGGACTTTCCGGCTTTGCAAACTGTGTCAGCTCTATGGGCTTCTCACAGGCGATTGAAATGCCCGACATAACGAGATACCGGGTAGCATCCATCAGGTGATCTTGAGCCTTGATGATTTTCCCGTTCTCGTCCCTGCGGTAGATCCTGTACTCCGAAAGCCAATTCTGACAGGATTCAAACACTTTGAGCCTGCCGGTGGATAGCCGTGTCCATACCGCATAAATGCCAGCCTCAACGGCGTTGACAGCCTCAGACAGCGTGAGGCCCAGCTTCCGATACGTGGAAATGAGTTGCTCACCGTCCCCCTGAGAGCGGCCCTTCGATGCCGGATCTATCACACCGGGTATCCACAACCCTTTGGCATTTATGGCCTCGGCGTGAATGGGCGGCTCAGAGGCCCCTCGGTAGTGTTCGGCGTAGAGGTACAGAATATCCGATTCAAGATCGTGCGCTCCCCAAATTGCTGCCGTTCTGTTCCAACCCACATCCATGCCGTAGACTCGCCGCCAGTAGTCAGGAAACTGGAAATCCTTAATGAGAATCTCTTCCTCGGCAACGGGATAGATCGATCCGGCCCCCAGGTGCGGTATTCCCCTCGACCTTGCATCGCGAAGATGCGGAGGAGTCGAGGCGAGCATTTCCGCCTTGGCCTCTTCGCTCAGGTGCGGGACATCATCCCAGGTTGCCTGGACCACGTATTTACTCACAGGGCACCTGCTCGTTAGGGATCTTGCCCCCAGGCATGAAATTTAGCACCATTGGCGACAGCCCTTGAAGCGGCGTAAATGTGAGCAGCAGCATGCCGTTGGTTGTCATGGTGCGAAGCAAGCATTCGCCGTAGACATCCACTGGGCACTCTTCATCGAGCCAGATCAGATCCTTCTCAGTGCCCTGGAAACTCACTCTGCGCTGATCGTAGGACTTGAGGCCGAGCACCGATACGCCCCCTGATACGTGCCGAACTCCGATTGACTCAACAGTGTCGGGTACAGAACCCGCTTTGTTCTTAACGGCTGCTATCCTCTCGCCGGGGATCAGGCCCGTGCCGTAGCTGCCAACAGGCCCGAGTAGCTTGAATTGGATAATGTCTCGCACCGTCTGTGAGGTATCCCCAGCCGCCCAGGCAGAGATAGGCCGCTCAAATCTGCGTCCAGGCCACCATGGCGGGTAGTCTCCCGTCAGGTGCAGCGTAGTCTCGTAGCCGCCTATTCCCTCGGTTTTGCCGATCCTGTTTGCAGCCACAACCAACCTCTCTCTGTGATACTGTCCGGCCCTGAAAAACTCCATATGCTTCGGGTACAGCTCGCGGCGCAATGGCCCGGTGTCCGGGTAGTAGGTGTAGAGCTTGCGCCTACTCTTCCGCCTCGCCCGTTCCTCCAGGAGCAACAACAGCGCTACCTTGTCTGAGGAACTCATCGATTCTATTCTCGATATCCTCATCACTCAGTTCCCGCACCTCAATTGCCCCCCCATCCCTTCCGGTCAACCCAACGTCCTGCCTTGGCTTGGAGACAACGTAGCTCATCACGCCAGTATAATCCGGTAGCTCTTCGGGTTTGACCTTCTCAGAGGCAGTGCTGATCTTCCCCAGGAAATTGATTTCCGAGGATACCCGCAGAAAATCAGTCCAAGTTTTTCGCGCCCATTTGCGCAGAGCCACGAGATTGTCAAGGGGAACTCCAACCTGAATAAATCTTTGCCGAGCTTCGGGGGATATCCATCCCAAAACGGCACTGGGGCCATCCTCGATCACGGCACGCGCCAGTATCTCAAGTGGGTTGCACTGACGCTCAATATCGTGCTCCATATCCAGGCGCTCGACCAGTTCGTTTTCCATGTTGTTTCGCGTTGGACGATATGTTTTGGACATAAGTTAACGTTCCTCATCCTTAATCGGCTTCCATGGCATATCTTCGAGGATTGAGTTGGTGACTGCCAACGACTCGCATAATACCCCACGGTTTGAATCGACAAGCGCGGACAGGTCTTCCAAAACCTTCAGATCCTTGGAACACAACATTGCTTCTACGGTTTCGTAATAGTTAATTTGTCTCCCTGAGCGGATCGCTGTCCACCGAGATAGCCGACGAGACCGGACCCGAGCGCAACCACAATATCTTTCGGGTCGGCCATTACCAAGATTGCTGTCAACCCCAAAATGCCAATCCACCACAAAGCGAGGTCGGTGCCCTTGGGGATCGTCAATCCAGACACCCATCCGGTTTGCTCAGTCGGTTTCGTATCGGCCAATTTACTTACCCCAATGCGTTAACAGGTTCAGGAGCGCTATTAGCAGTGCCACAACGCTTATGGCTGCCGTAACGAGTAATTGGCCCTGTGATGCCTTTCCCCGCGCTTGCATCATATCGTCTCGTACCTCGCTGAGTGATTTCTCGGTTGCCTCTCTGGACGTTTGGTATTCCGTGCGAGGCAGGAAAAGCCTTGATTGATCAGCCATCGCACCCTTGATTTTATTCATGGCATCCAGGCGCTTCTCCATGGATTCACGTGCGCGCGTGGTCTGAGTCTCAATGTCGTCCATTTTGGAGTTGAGAAGTTCTTTTACCCCGTCGATCAGAGCCTCTGAAATACACCCTGCACGATACCGATTCACACCTCGCCTCACATTTCGTATCCTGCCCACCCATTTACGCTGCCGGCTCGAAATAGGATTCTGATTTTTTGATCATTCCAGCCAGGGCCGTGAGTTCCTCCAGCGTGGGAGCGTCCTCGGATTTTCCGATCTGGAACAGTTGAGAAATCAGAGTCGGGGTGACCACTGAAAGCGCCTGAATTAATGCGATTATTGCTGCCGTGCCCATTACTTCACCGCCTTTGTCTGCAGGATAGAAATCGCTGTTATCGCCGCCGCCTGGACCTGGACCTGGATACAAGCGGAGTTCGCCGCCGATTTGGTTACGTCGGTCGGTGACGTGTAATAACTGACCAGGGCCGCAACTGCTTTAGAGTAGTCTGAGCTAAATTGTGTGTGAGCGATTACCGCCTGTTGTTTCACTGTGTCGGGCAGCTCCCCCGCTTTGTAGAGTGCACCGAGCGAGGTCATGGTTGCATCGACAACGCCGGCCTCGGAGTAGAGCACTTTGTACCAGTTCGAAATGAAATCAGCGTCAGCGCCGGACGGCGTGAGTTTGCCGGTGGACGCGCAACCGGCCAGGATCAGAACTATCGTAATTATTGCGAGATTTCGTAATTTTCTCATTTTGTCAACATCCTTGTTATTTGAGTGTGTTCGCAAGCCCCAGAAGCATTGCCAGAAACCCGCCCGCCGCCGAGGAAAATACGATCAGCGTGAGGAAACAGGCTTTCCATGCGATGCTGCGCCTGGGCTCAAACCGTGCGGAGAATGTAGTCTCGCACGCCTCACACCGGCCTATAATGGCCCGCCACAGGTAATAGTCGCGCTGTTCTCCGTCCAGATTTTTCCAGTCGTTGAATGCCATGTATCCGAGTTGATCTGATGGATTCATGGCAGCACCGTGGTGGCCGCAACGGCCGGGTGGTAGGCAATCCCCAGGTGGCATGTAATTTGCTCCAATCCCACGATAATCTCCTGCGTTGCTGTCTAACGTTGGAGCCTAGAGGCTGGTCAGTGTTTAGAGCACTTTCCGGCCTCGCTGGTTTGGATCGTCCCGCTTTTCGAATACGCTCTGAGCGCCCCTTCGATTCGGAAAAATAAATCGTTTCTCCTCCTCATAATGTCCGCCTCGTCCCGTTTAATCTGAGCAAATTCCAGAGCGCCGTTTCGAATCGCGTCGCAGAGATCGTCGTAGGGGCTAGGACTCATGTTGATTTTGAGTGTATCAGCCATGTCGCGCCCCTTTCGTCTACCTATTGTTTCCTATCCAAAATTCCGAGCAACAACAATGTGCTGCAATGTGTGGCAGCGCTGCCGAATTATTTTTTGCGTGCATGCATTTTGTGCTTGACATTGTATTTCACTGTGATACTATGCAATCAACATGAGGATGAAACTAACCACACCAAGCAGAGGAGAGATAAAATGAGAGCAACCATCGGAACCAAAGGCTCCAAGAAAATCGTGGCCGAATATACCCATAGCGCCGGTTCACTTCCCGAGCTGCATATTACTGGGGTGGGTAATTTCAGGGGATCATCGATCGGCCCTTCGGATCCTCGGGCAATTCCATCCGTGGCCGATGTTCTGTATTGGCAATCTCTTGCCGGGTTGCCCCAGGATGAGACGATAGCCCAGCGGGTGGTTGCGAGGTGGAATTCCACCTCGAATGCGAAGTAGGCAGCCGTCGCGAATTACCTGAACCAAGAGGTGAGTTGCCCCCGTTGCGGGACAACAACCACTCTCGAAATCATCGATATGGCTAGCAAATGCCTCAAGTGCAGCGATGGAGGAGTATAAAAAATGACCACTACTAAAAAGCTAACCGGCATGAGGCTAAATTCGGAGCTTCTTGCCGAGTTGAAGGCCGAGGCAAAGACGGAAAATCGGAGCTTGACGAATTATGTTGAAACCTTGTTGCGAAACAGGCCCCGGCGAAAAGAGGACGACGAGAAACACGCTGGAGCTAAACCGGTTTTGTTTAGTGAGCACCGAACGTTTTAGCCATTAAAGCCCCACAACCAGTCCAGACTAAATCTTCATAGGAGAGAGAAAAAATGAATAGCCATGACAAAGGTTGCTTGTTGGACCGGATTCGAGGAGCCGTCGAAATACGGATATATGATGAAACCCAGTTTGAGCCGGGCCGGTGCTGTAACGGAGGGCAGTACGGGTTTTCCAGGATTTTATCGCTCAAAGGGCAACCACCTCGCAGATGGCGCGTGGAGCACCACTCAACCTCTGATTTTGAATATTGTCGTGTGTGCGGGTCTTTCCAGAATAATGCGGAGCATTATGATTCGTGTAATTGGACATATTTGACCGACCAAGAGGTCAGAAAAGAACTCAGCCGGATAACCGACAACCCTGGAGCAGACCGACACGGCGAACCGGCAGAATATTTCGAGATTGTGGCCCCATTACCTACTAAATCTCAGATATAACCATCCTCACTCCACCACCAACACCCGAAGCCCGGCCCTCCGGGCTTTTTTATTCCTCTACTCTGATCAAAACCGCTCCCCCACGTCCCGCAGGTTGCTCAAAAGGTATGCACCGGATGCGTATCCAGTTCCGCACGGTGGAAAGACTGACTCCGCGTAGTTCGGCAAACTCCTTCGGACAAACATACCTCACGCTGGGCCGGGGTGATGCCGTGTGCGGAGGTTCCTTGTGTCCGATAGCTTCGATCATGCACGCCTCACGATATGCCCGTTCGTTGCGCGACAGCCTTTCCATAGGTTCCTCCCGCCGTGTTGTTACGCAATCCATATTTCTCCGGGTTGTGCAGTACGCTCTGCTAGAACCGCCATGGACATTTCTCCGTTGCCTATTTTCCTGAATTTCCTCCTTGGCAATACCAGCCCACCGCTTCTTGAAGCCCAGAATTCCAAACCATTATCATCCTCTACCCACTCCGGCCTTTCAACATGCATGGTTAGTTTCCCTGTGTAATCGCGAGCAATAAAAACGTCCATCACGCTTCTTACGCAAAGTTTCATCATACTCCTCCCGCTTTTTTGTACGCCTCCAGCAAATCAACCAGCCTGTTTTCGTGCTGTCCGTAGCCCGATCCCGGGAACGAGGCCCAAATATGAGCGCACTTTCTGATAGCGGTCTCAATTCTCCCCGCTTCGATATCGTCTAGTGCTCTGCACTCTTTAATTTGCTCTAGGGCGATGGCGTCTTGTGATATGGGTCTAAAGTCGAGTAAGCCGAGAAGTGCCTTGTAATGGTCAAAATATCGCTTCAGGAGTTGATATCTCCCTGCCGCGCTGGAATACAATTGCGGATTCAGGCGAACGAGTATCCGGGGGTGATCGTCGTAGCCGTTGAAGATGGTGCCACCCACGAGGACATTGTACCCGTCGTCACTGCCCTGGACGCGGGTTGTTCCCTCGGACCACGCGATCATGTCCAAGAATGCTTTTTGGTTCGGAGTCATTAGATTCTCCTTCAGGCCCCTTCCCGTTCCACGCATCATCAGCGCATAACCCGCAGAGTTCACGGCCATGGACTATTACGATTTCGCATGTTTCGCCGCAAATCTGGCACGATCCCTTCACGGCTACTCCTTTTCCAGCATGTCAGCGGCACGGAAAAGCATGTTTGCATCTTCTAGCGCCCCACTAGCAGCCGGTCCAGTTGCTAACTCTGGTTTGCTCATTGCACAAGCGATTCTCCGCAACTCGCGTGTCACCCGCTCTTTCTCGGTTAACTGACGACGACATACTAGAACTTTGATTACCTGAACCCTTCCATCTTTATCAATTACAGATCCAGGATCACCGTAGCCTTCCTCGGTTATTTTATACTTCCCGTCGCCGTCCATCCAGAATCCGAAATACTTGAATTCAGTCACATATTCTTCCATCACTCCCCCTTTCTTAAGCCCAGTATCAGCATCCAGCGGGATTACTTTCACCGGTATTGTTTGCGCATCAGACCCGTGGTGCAATCCCTCCCTATCAGCATCGCATTTGTTCCTGTACAGCACGCTATAGTGGCTGTAACTGGGGTATTGATCCAATACGTTAACCCACCATGTTATGCTATGAAGTTCTTCTCGTTCGTCCATCACTCCCCCTTTCCCAAATCCATCAAAAATCTGACGCCCATCGTCGCCACGTGGATGGCTTCCCGTTTCATGTCCGGATTCATCCTGTCCGATTTCTCCCGGTCCACTTCGGCTTCCAACTCCCGGAACTCGCCCCGGATCACGCTCAGTCCGTGGTGCGGCGTTACCATCGGGGCGTGTTTGGCTTCGGCACGGAGCAACTCTTGCCATAGGAGGGCCACAACCTCGTCAAAGCGGCGGCGCTTCCATTCTCGGCAGCAAGAGCATGTGTTGAGGTGCCTCTCCGCGTACCACTGGGTCTGGTCACAGGCCGCACAGGTCTGGTTAATGCCGGTCATTGAGCACCTCGGATGTCCAGGACAACAAGCATGGTGAAAATAAGGATCACCATGGGCGCGTTAGACCAAGCCGGAGGGCAGGTAAGCCAATCCAAAAATGCCGTAAGTACAACCGCCAACAGAAGTGCTGACAACAATTTACCCATTTCACTTCCTCCCGCAGTGGCTACAGCGCCCACACTTGAGGCACCGGCCATGTTTGTCGAGTTGCCCGCCACAGTAGGGGCAGGTTTCAGGTTGCATCGTCATCCCCTCATTGAAAATTGCACTGGTTCGATACCTGCCACCAGGGCCTCTAATTCGTCCATATTTCGCACTTTGGCCGCTCGACCTCCCGCAGTACGGATTCCTTCGATTTCTGCGTCCTGTGCCGTCCAGGGCTTCGAGGGGCGGTAGTCTGGACGCTTCCACTCGACACCGACGAAAATCCCACGGATAACAAGCAGGTCATCGGGCACCCCCGACCGGCTCATGCCGTTGCCGATAGTTCGGTAGGCCCAAAGGTGGTTTCCGAACCGAAGTTTCAGCCACTTCATACCGGCAGAGCGCCACATTGATTCAGGCGTACGTTGTTTTCTCTGGTGGATTACTCCGGGCATTTTTCCTCCTCTCGCAGTTCCTCCAACCTCTCATACCCACATTCCCCCGCCACAACCCGGAGCGGAGCAATACGCTCGTTGAGGTACAGCCAGCCTTTACCGGACGAATCGAGCACCATCCTTCCGACTTTGGCGGAGGAGGCGTTGAGGATGGTATAGGTTGACATTAGTACGTAATCCTGTAGTTGGCCTTGTTCCGTCGAATTTGATGGTCCTTCGCGTATCCCCACGTGCTGATCTCCTGTATTTTGGTTCCCTTGCTTCGAATCAAGAAGTCCTTCTCCAATCCCACCGGGTTTGTCTCCCGGAAATGTTTCGCCTTGGTGATCTTCACCGTGAAAAACCCGCGCTCCTTATCCTCGGAAAGCGCCATGGCAAGCCGGGGCTTCTCCAAGGTTGCCTCACCCCCCCTGCCGAAATCCGACCCTGTTTTTTTCTGCAAGCAGATCACGGCAATACCGGTGTCCAGGGCTTCGAATATGGCCCGAATATCCCCGGCCAGCTTGAAATACTCTCCGTCGAACACTTCCAGGTAGTCAATGAAGTTGATCCCGGTAGGGTCTATTACATCGTGGAAGTCCCGCGACCGCTCGATTGCCGTCACGTACCGAACGAACTCGGCAGGATCATACTCAGGATTGAAGTCCTGGAGGAGCTTCAGTTTTTTGTGGACCCCTCTCGGCCCCATCTCTGATGAGAAGTATCGGAGACCGATGCCCCCAGCATCGGTCGAGGTTTTCTCTCGGATCAGTTCCCTATCCTGCAGGTATTTGATGTTCTCCCACAGCATGTTGAATACGATTGTGGTCTTCCCAGCATTAGATTCCCCTGCTAATAATATTACTTCCTTATTATTTATTTCTATTTCTGCACGCAGGGAGAACGGAAGCCAGATCGGAAATTCCTCGCACGGAGCCTCCAAAATATTCATTTCCTTGTAATTACAAGCCTTTGCCCTGTACCCACCCTTAATAGTTGATAAACGTTCTATTATTCCTTGTGAAACCAGGCTGGTTAAGCATTTGGACCGATTCTTCTTCTCGTCCCTTGATTTTAACCCTAATTCTCTATCTAGATCTAAGGTTGTAAATTTACCAGGAGATTCACCTATCCAAGTCTTGATTTCACCCCATAAATTCCTGTCGTGTTCTGTCGTGTTGGCTGTCGTGTTAGTGTCGTGTAGTGTCGTGCTTGTCGTGTTTTTGGCCCCTTTGTCGTGCTTGTCGTGCTTGTCGTGCTTGTCGTGTTGCTTGAACGCCAAACCCGCAGGGCTAGATACAGCGCAGTTCTGTCCGCATTGGAAGAGCTTTTTTATGGACTCGCAGGTGTGCGGACCCGTTGAATTCATCGCGTACAGAATCTTTTTATCCGTCTCAGTTCGCTTGTATGCCGGGTAGGGTTTGCTCATCTTGTGAATGAGATCGATACCCCCAGGCTCCCGCATGAGTTGGGTAATCATCGAGTACCATTCCGGTTCGGAAAGCGAGGAAGCGCTGTCCCTGCAGTGCTGCATGAACCCGCATCCATCCATAATTCGGTTTAGCCTGTCGTGCTTTGATCCTGATTTTGTGCAGTGTCTTGATGGCTCTGGAAGAAAATCGAAATCAGACAGGGCGAACTGTGCTCCATTGCAGTGCTGGAGTTCGACTGGCCTTGCTGGCTTGTATTTATAATTTGTGGTGTTCGGCACCCGGAGGATGCGGCTTGCGTCTGTGCAGGCAGGGTCACCATGCAACGCGCTAGAAAGCCCGTAGAGGACACTTTCCACCTTGCCTATCTCATCTTGCCCGCACGGTTCTTTCAGCAGCCAGTAGGCGTGGTATCCTCCTCCGGAGCGTACGATCACTGTCGGGTGCAGCGGGAACTCGGAGAGGATCTTGTCCGCCTCCTGTTGGCCTCCGGGAAGGGTCTTCCAATCGAGGTCCGCAAACAAAGCCCCCAGGTGGACGATATTGTCTTTTTTCCCGCCCTTCCCGTCCCTAGTAGCAACTCCAAACCAAACATCATGGCCTTTGCGCGATCCAAGAAAGCGCTTGATCCCGGCAATGTCGGAAGGCTTAAAGAAATTCCCGGCCTCCATCTTCCCGCCTGGACGCTTTGCGCGGAACTCAATGAATCCCTCACATTCAGAGAAGAGCGTATCGAGGAGGCCCTTGCCCATCAGATTCCCGCCAATTCGCGTATCTCGGCCAGGACAGCCTGGTACTCAACCGGGTCCACTTTCCATAAGTGCTGCTTGATTTTTTCGTACCGTTCCCATAGGGCAGCATGGTGGTAGTTGAGATAAGTCCTTTGATGATGCACGAGAGAATGGCAAGAGGTGCATAGCACCCATATGTTTTCGGGCGTATCCGGACCGCCTTTCGCAATTTCGTGGACGTGGTGGACTTCCAGGGTTTCATTAGTAACTAGGCGATTTCGCTTGCGCCCGCACATCTGGCAGAAATCAATCTCAAGAGATTCGGGAGTGTGCTTGTTCTTTTCGCGCTTACCTTCGTTCTTTTCCTTCTTTGCCCAGGAGTGATGCCTTCCGCAGTCATGGCAGCGCCATTCACCACCACCGTGCGGTGTGTCCGGCCGATCCGTCAGAACGTGCTGGCGTTCCGCATCACAGGCTTTGCAAAAAAGTATTTTCATCTTTGGAATTCCCAAACCCTCACCCCCTGCCCACGAACACTGTGACCCGCGTCCACCCCATCCGCTCGGCCATCTGAGCACTTACCGGCCGTCTCCCCATGAGCACATCGCAGAGATAGCTCTTACTCACCCCAAGGATATCAGCCACGGCGCGTTGCGATCCGTGATGAGCCACCAAATCCGTGAGCCGGTCGCGCATGTCGTGCTCGGTTGCGATCACGCCCCGCAGCCTCCCTGCCGCCCGTGCAGTCAAGTCCACTCCAACCCGCACACTCCGTTCGCTATTCGCCGTATTTTTGGACGTTTTGCGAATGTCCATAAATCTTCTCCAAATCTCCCCTTAAATGCACTCGTCGTAGCGCTGAGCACAGCATTACCCTGTCATTCACGGCTATTTGCGGATCTGGATTGCGAACCGCCTTGCGCACGATCCTCACGCGACCTTTTTGCGCATAGAGTAGGCCCCAATTGTCAGGCAGATCGGCGACAGTGATTACCCCAGGTTCGCACATGTAATATCTGGAATTTCCAAGGCCAAATTCAGGACACCTGCGCCACATTTTTCTCTTGTCGGACAAAAAATCAGAGCGAAAGGCTTTGCACTCCACTAGGTAAGACCACCCGTATTTCCATCCGATAGCGTCGGGAGTCTCTCCCGCTGCTGTGGACAACTCCGCAAGAACAAACCCACATCCGATTGTTTTGAGCAGCCAACGCTTGGAACGTTCGACAAGATCCGCGTGCGTCATTTCCTCACCGTCCACCAAATCACCACCGCCAACACAAGCAGCCCCCAGGTGCACAGCAGTTCAGCCGCGTATTCGATCATTGTTTCTCCTTCGCCTTCTTCCGGCATGCCTTGCACCTTCCGGAGTACCCTACAAATTTCCGGCCACATTCACACCTGATCCTGTGCCGCCTGATGCCTTTGGGAAGGCACTCTCTGCTATGGCTGCTCATGGGTAGTCTTTCGTTCCTTGCGCCACGCCTTCAGGTGCGCGTTCCGACATACTCTGCACGATTGTGGCAGATTGAACTCAGACCGTGGCTTCCGGCATTTGCAAACAGTCCCGGTCCAGATGCCGTCCGGGTCCATTGCCGCAAACTTAGCCTCAACCGTATTCGGTCTCCTACCGTCACGCCCGCGCCGTTCTCTAACGTAATCGCAGCGGCACGCTTTGCACTTCTGAGGAATCGAAAATTCGCTCCTTGGCTTCGTGCAGCCGCAGATAGTTCCGGTCCATTGAGCATCACCGGGGAGTGCGTTGAACCGCTGTGTGATCGTTGTGGCTGTTCGTTTGACAGGCTTTTTGATTTTTCTTATTTTGCGCTGTTCTCCAACTGTGAGCCTATTCGGAATAACCTTTTTTGGACTTACGGTAAGTTGGCTGCTTCCCAACTCCACCCGCTCGGGTTCGATGGGTACCGGGCCAGAGCATTTGGCGCACCGTTCCCAATAGGGCGTCGAAAAAGTGTTGACGCCTGAACTATTGTAGCGCCCCCGCTTCCGATCTTTTGGCGCGAAGGGTTTTTTGCCCATGCGGTCGTGGCATGTGACCGAGTCTACGAATTTGCACCGCAATGCCGCGCAGTAGTACCGGAATGCTTTCGGAGTTGTCTCAGGCATCAAACCTCAACTCCTCAAGCATCTTGTCCGCCTGTTCATCTGCCGATTTTGCGGCATCGAGAATCCCGATAATAAAGAACCCGATGAAAATACCAATAAATACCCCAATTCCAAATCCAAGCATTTTGTCTCCTTTCGGTGGCAGGTTGTTTGGGGCCACCAGCACCCCCGCGCCGATGACCCCGACCCCACAACTATGTTAACGCCGAAGCGTTATCGTCCCAGGCTCCCCGGAGGGTGTGGGGAGCCCTTTGTTTGCCCGACCGCTGGGAGGACAGCGGGTGGACTAGTGTTTGCCAAGTTCGTTGATTAGTTGCTCTACGGGAATCCCTGTCTCACGCGAAAGGCGAAGTAGGGTGCCCTGCTTCATCTCGCATGTGTTTGATAATGCCCGGTAGAGCGTTGATGGATTGACCCCGACGCTTGCCGCAAGGTCTTCCATCGTCCTTTTATGCAGTTTTAGGTAGTCTCGTATTTTCATAGTGACAAAATCCTTGCACACGCGCAAGCAAAGGTCAAGAGGGATTATTTCGTCCAGTCGGTACAAAAAGTTATAGAATGACGGAAACTATATAAAACCTTTCCACAATTACCGCATCTTTTCCCTTGCACTCGTGCAATACGATGGTATGCTTTGATCCATCACGAACCAAACTTTAACCCCAATTGAAAGGAGCCTCAGCCGTGAACGCCGTTGATCGATTAACCAAAGCAATCCGATCCTGCTCCACGATGGACCAGTTGATGGCGGCGGGAGACCAGTTTCAAGCGGCCCTTCCGGAACTGGCCGAGAACGCCGTGAATGTGTGGAACGCTCTCAAGGACCAGCACGCCATCATCCGGAATAAGCGTTGCCAGATCGGCGGTGCGGCATGACCGGCATGGAGCTTCTTGAAATCCTTACCGCCCTGGCTGCAATCCTTGCCATCCAGATTGCGGCAGCGGGCCTTGGGAGTCTGATGCGGCGAGTTTTGGATGATTTAAGAAAGGGGGATTAATGAAAGTTACAAAAGAACAACTCAAGGCGTGGGGTGCATGTGCAGAGGGTTATCGCTATTTCCTGGGAAAGTTTTCGGACGGGGAAGCTGAGTATCAAACTGTTCTGGATGCATTGGCCGAAGACAACCATCCCGATTGGGCCGTATGGCTCATGACTCGCATGGGTCCAGACAAAACGGCTAAATTCGAGGCCGATACCATACGGAATCGGGGGAACTTTTTCTTCGCCGGATCAATTTCCGTCGCCGGATCAATTTCCCTATCCGGCTATTTGCTAGATGGTTGGGGCATCGAGGCTGGTGAGGGCATCAAGGCTGGTGAGGGCATCGAGGCTGGTGAGGGCATCAAGGCTGGTGAGGGCA